GCAGATGATTGTCGGGTTCGGGGTCTCAATTTGGAGCGTGAACTTCCATCCGCAAAGGGTGTTCTCGTAGTCCTCGTCAATGGGTTCGCAGACGGGGTCGTTCGTCAACTCAAAGCCATCGGAGTACAAGGCACCCCTTCGGAGTGATGCAATCATTTGCTGCGCTGAAAATAGCGCACGGTGGTAGATGTCCTGCTTGATTGCAACTCCCTCAAATGAGTACGGGTCTACGTTCGGGTCTTGCTTGGAATAGTCCACCACGTCCATCACCAAGAGGTCAACCTCGTAGGTGACCGTGCGTTCGTTGATGGTAGCGTTCCCCACCAAGATATGACACAAAGGGAACAAGGTCATCTTCCGCATATCGACATCGAAGATGTTGCCCCAAGTCGTGGTCGTAATATAATCAGCCGAGGTTGCTGCCGATTGCAATGCCTCGCAGAGTTGATAGTATCCGTATTTCATACATATAAAACCTTCTACCTGCTTTGTTGTCGCATCAAGGTCTGGTCGACTCTTGCTTTGTCAATCTCGTAGGCAAGCCAAGTAAGGCATTGGTTTAGCGGGAGATTCGTGACGGCCTCACTATTGAGTACATTTCCGCCAGCAAGCTGATGGACGACTGCAAACCATCCCCATTTTTTCCCGAATTGACTTTTAATATCCGCAGCTCTTTGGTCGCTGGGTTCGGACTCGAAGACAGTAGGGTACCTATCTGTAACGATAACTGCAAACGAGTAAAAAAAAGGCGACACCCCTCCACGATGTCCATCGTTACATTCTCGAATGCTGCTCCATCGTGCTTCGCTGGGTTGTATGCCTCGATCTCGTAGCGTCCTGCGGCCTTTTGTGTGATGGGTCGGTAGAGAACTCCAAGCCATTTGGTGGCGTTCTTGATGGAGTCCTTCATATACTCCTGTGCGTCAATGAACTCACCCGTGGTGATGTCCTCCAAGTTGGGATGAAAGCCATACTCAACCTCCCCGATTTTGATGATGCGCTTGAGAGCGGGCTTCTCGTTGAGGGTGAATTGGATGAGCGTTTCAATCTCTTCGAGCTGCGCCTTTGGGAATAGTGGGTACTCCTCTTGGTCTATGCCGCAGAAGATAGAGAGAGCCAGAGGGCTGAAGGTCTCGTCCGTGGGGTTTGCCCCCATAAACCGCTGATAGTCCTTGAGGGTGATGTCAGCGAGTTCTGTTGGGATTATTATTTTACGAAGCATTCCTGTCGGGTGTTGTTGATGTTTTCAATATCGAAGAACTGCACATCGTGGTACAGGTTCTCGGCTAACTCCTGCGCTTTCTCTTTTGTAATGGACGCAAGGGCTTCCCTCCAGTCCGATGGAGTGCGGCAGAGGATTGAGTTGCTATCGTTCAAGAGAGGCGTGTACGGGTGCATCTTTTGTGCGATGATACAGGTCTTTGTGAACCCTGCCTCCAATGCTTTGAGGTTGGACTTGCAGCGGTTGAACTCGGTTGGGGCGAGTGGTGCTATTGATACGTCCACCTGCCTGTACAGTTCCCCGTAGTTCTCATAGTTCTTTTTGTCGAATGCCTGCCGTGTACCAATCGCCTGCTGGTAGTATTCGATTGAATACGAGTTGTGAGCCGAGAGGTCAATCTCGTTCCACTTGAGGTCGTAATCGTGATGCAAGGCACCGAGGTATCCGATGCTCAACTCCTCCGTGACCTTATCCGTCTTCCATTGCTCTCGCCTCGGGTCGATGCCGTTAGGCAGAATGTAAATAGGGACGTATGGATTTATCTTTTGAATCTTCTCTGCCAGATACTCGTTGGTGGTATGGATTTCATCCGCAATCTTGAGCGAGTTGAGAATCTGCGTTCCCTTCGAGATTGACTTATTTGTGTGGTCGACTGGAAGGTTCCACCAATCGTCCAAGTCAACGATGAACTTGATGTCGTACCTACGCAGCAACGCCTTGAACTTGTTATGGTCTTTGGTAGCCAAACCCCTGTTGACCACGAGGTGCGTGATATGCCCCTTCAGTTGGTCGAGGTCGGCTATCGTGCCGAACTTAACTGCAAACCCACGCATCAGTAAGTCCTCGTAAGGAACTTGGAGTCGGTGGTAGAAAACTCCGTTGGGTTGACCTACTACTAAAATCATCTCAATGAATATCTGCCAAAGTTAGGGTTTGCCTTCTTATTAAATACCGCATATCGTGCAGCATCGCAGGCGTGGTTGAAAGCGTCCATCGGTTTATTGAGCAGGTTCCCGTTCTTGTCCTCTGCCCATTTGTAGTTCTGAAGCTCTTTGATTAGGTTCGTGCTTCGTGGGGTAGCCAGTAAGCGGAACCGTTTCATCATATCAATGCCCGCCATTACGGAGTCGGGGCCTTTGGCGGTTGGCTTCACGTTCCACCCAAAACGATGCAGCTCGTCAATAGATTTGGGTTCTGCGCTATCGGCAAAGATTTCCGCATACCTACTGATGCCGAGGTCGGCCAGTACGTTGTGGATGTCCCTGTTCGTCATCCCCGTGCGGTAGATGAGTTCGTCCATATAAAGAGCGTCCCCGTATTCGTACACACCCACGAGGGAGGTCGGGTCGTTTGTGTAGCCAAAGTCCATTCCATAAGCCAGTAATTTTGCCCCCTGCGGGAGGTCGCTTGTTGAGTAGGTGAATACGGCTGCTCGGTTGCTGCCCCGTTCACCCAAGCCGTACACCCGCCAGTAGTCCTCGTCCGTAAACTGGAGGCGTTCAATCTCCGAGATGATGACGGCATCCAGAAAGGGGTTGTCCTTGTAGGTGGTCTGGTAAAAGTCGCAATCGTCACGGGTGATTACCTTGTCGTAGATCCAATGAAACGAGTCGGATGGGTTGTAGTCCAGAATGATTTTTCCATCTGTTCGGAATATCAATTGCTGCCAGTCCTCGAAGAACAGTTCGTTCGCCTCGTTGATGTACAGTAGGTTCCGTTTCCGTCCTCGAATCTTTTGAGGTTGATCGAGGGAAATGAACTCCACGAGATTACCATTGAGTTGGTATTCGTGATTGCTCATATTGTGGTTCTCCTCCCGATACAGGTCGTGCATTCGCAGGATGTCGATGAAGTCACGCATCACGGACGCACGCAAGGACGGGAAGGTCTTACGGCAAATGGTTACCACCTTACCCGAGTTGGTAGCACAATAATGAAAAATAACCCAGAGCAGGATATTGTATGTCTTCCCGCTCCGAGTTCCTCCCTGCTCTACTGTGATTCGCTTGTTGCTTCGCAGTAGGTGGGCAAATACCTTATTCGTTCGTATCGTCCCCAAGAACTTCTACTTGGAACATCTTGCCCGTAGATACGTCCAACTCTTGGCGTTCTACATAGCCACGCTTCTTTCCTTTTGTTTTTAGGAAAAAGATTGTTGCTGTTGAATTGCCGTCCTTGATTTGCTTATGCAACTGGCTTTCAGCAAAGTCAAGGGCAACGTCTGATAATGAATCGACTGCTGCTTTGTAATCGGGGTCGCTATCCATCCAAAGGTAATGCGTAGTTCTCCCAATCCCTACCGTCTTGCAAGCCGAGGTTACAACTCCTAGGGATTTTTCCAATGCATCGAGCATTGCCTTTTTATGTTGTACAGTTTTGTCCATAACATATCTTTGTTTTATATTTGTTTCACCTGCGAGGAAAGTGTAATGGTTGCACGCTTAATACTCCAATTAAGAAGTGGCGTTCGAATCGACCTCCTCGCTCAAAGTAGCCCTCCTCTCTTGGAGGGTTATTTTTTGCCCCTTGTACATACCTGCACCCATTTTGTCAATTTCTGAAAATGGAATAATTGCAGAGGTTATTTTGCAGGACTTGTCAATTAGGTAAATGTATCTGTTCTGATACCCAGTTAGCGGCCGTGCTCCATTAAAGTTGTACTTACTATCCCCTCGTTTCGCAACAACCTCCCCAGACGATAATTTGTATATTGTTGAGTTTCTGTTTATCTGGGTCAAACAAAACCCACTTGCTCTATAAATAGTCCCGTCCCCACATTGAGTAGCATCAGAATAAGAAAGAATCCATTTAACGTGAGGAGCATTCTTTTTAAGAAGTCGAACGCTGATTGCTATACATCGGCTCTCCGAATACTTGGGTAGGTAGTCATCAAAGGCCATACGATTAAGCTCAAGCATCTCATTCCACTTTTCGTTAACGGTACTATTACTTGACTCAACCAACTTCAAGACATTTCGTTTATCCATAGGCGGCCCGTAGGACATAACCCCGTGAAGTTTGTCATCAAGAAACGCTCCAAAATGAAGGTTTGATAAATTAACTACCTTTCCAGAGTAGTGATGCTTCTTTACAAACTCGTTGGCAATCTTGGCGGG